GCACGAAATCCCGCCGGCCCTTATACCTCCGTCCCCTTTGCACCAAGTCCCGCACGTTTCTTCGTCCATGCCCAGGCGGGCGTGGTGCCTCACCGCCCGCTAGCCCTTGTTTCTTCGTCTTGGGGCACCACGTCCTCGAGCACAGCAGCCGTTCCCGCCGGACGGGCGTGGTGCCTCACCGCCCGCTAATCCTTGTTTTTTCGTCTTGAGACACCACGTCCCCGAGCACAGCAGTCGTTCCCGCCGGGCAGGCGTGGTGCCTCACCGCCCGCTAGCCCTTGTTTCTTCCGTTTCCTTTGCACCAAGTCCCCCGCGTTTTTTCGCCCGTGGCCGGCGCCGACTTGGTGCACGAAATCCCGCCAGCCCTTGTTCCTCCGTTCCCTTTGCACCAAGTCCCCCGCGTTTCTTCGCCCATGCCCGGGCGGGCGTGGTGCCTCACCGCCCGCTAACCCTTGTTTCTTCGTCTTGGGGCACCACGTCCTCGAGCACAGCAGCCATTCCCGCCGGGCGGGCGTGGTGCCTCACCGCTCGCTAGCCCTTGTTTCTTCGTCTTGGGGCACCACGTCCTCGAGCATAGCAGCCATTCCCGCCGGGCGGGCGTGGTGCCTCACCGCTCGCTAACCCTTGTTTCTTCGTCTTGGGGCACCACGTCCCCGAGCACAGCAGCCGTTCCCGCCGGGCAGTCGTGGTGCCTCACTGCCCGCTAGCCCTTGTTTCTTCGTCTTGGGGCACCACGTCCCCGAGCACAGACGAAAAGTGATGCACGAAAGGCTCCCACCCGCCTTCGTGCATCACTTTTCCTCCATTATATTTTCAAAAGGAAAGAATTGACGACGAACACCACCCGCCCTCCTTTCGTCGTCAATTCTAATCATCTCCCCGTGCCGCTTGCTCCAACCTGCATTCGGCACCACAAAAAATTGACGACAGACTCTCGCATCCGGAAAGTCTGTCGTCAATCCAATTTTTTCTTCATGTTTTTACTCTAATTCAAGTCGAATCCGTGTCCGGAATCACTTCTTCACAATCGGATTTTCTACTCGATAGCCCTCAGCTCACCATCTCCCCCGGGCATTCCACTCTAATCTTCCCGGCGGCCGCGGGGAAATTGACGACGGAACGTCCGGAACCGAGGTTCCGTCGTCAGTTTCTTCCGATTTCCCGAAAGTGGCCCGAATTAGAGGCAGCGGCCCCCGCCCATGTTGGCGCCGGCCTCCCTGCGAAGCCTTATTTCTCCGCCGGGCCACGCCAACATGCTCCGGTTTTTCTCATATAGCCGGCGGCTTTGTTGGCGCCGGCCTCCCTGCGAAGCCTTATTTCTTCGCCGGGTCACGCCAACATGCTCCGGTTTTTCCCGTATAGCCGGCGGCTTTGTTGGCGCCTTCCTTTCTGCGAAGCCTTATTTCTTCGCCGAGTCACGCCAACATACTCCGGTTTTTCCCGGGCGGTCGCCGGCCGTGTTGGCGCCGGCCTCCCTGCGAAGCCTTATTTCTTCGCCGGGCCACGCCAACATGCTCCGGTTTTTCCCGGGCGATCGGCGGCCGCGTTGGCGTCTTCCTCCCTGCTAAGCCTTATTTCTTCGCCGGGTCACGCCAACATGCTCCGGTTTTTCCCGGGCGGTCGCCGGCCGTGTTGGCGCCGGCCTCCCTGCGAAGCCTTATTTCTTCGCCGGGTCACGCCAACATGGCCCGGATTTTCCCGGCTTCCCGGCGCCCTTGTTGGCGCCTTCCTCCCTGCGAAGCCTTATTTCTTCGCCGGGCCACGCCAACATGCTCCGGTTTTTCCCGTATAGCCGGCGGCCGTGTTGGCGCCTTCCTCCCGGCAAGGCCTTATTTCTTCGCCGAGTCACGCCAACATGCTCCGGTTTTTCCCATATGGCCGGCGGCTTTGTTGGCGCCGTCCTCCCGGCGAAGCCTTATTTCTTCGCCGGGTCACGCCAACATGCTCCGATTTTTCCCGGGCGGTCGCCGGCCGTGTTGGCGCCTTCCTTTCTGCGAAGCCTTATTTCTTCGCCGGGCCACGCCAACATGCTCCGGCTTTACCCATATCGCCGGCGGCTTTGTTGGCGCCGTCCTCCCTGCGAAGCCTTATTTCTTCGCCGGGTCACGCCAACACGTCCCGCATTTTCCCAGCTTCTCTTTCTTCTACTCCGCCAGCACATAGGCTTTCCGGTTCTGGCGGCCCCAGCGGATACACTCCGCCGTGCTGCGCATGTACAGGTCCACGATGTGCCCCTGCACCGCGCCGCCGCAGTCGTTGGCCACCGCAATTCCGTAGCCCTCGATGTACAGGCGCGTTCCGTAAGGAATCACAGACGGATCCACCGCACAGGTCCCGTAGTGCACCCGCTGGCCCGTAGAGCCGTGGGCATTGGTTCCCGCATAGTAGGCGGTGGTGTTGGCGGTAAAAGTACTTTTTACTTTTACTTCCCCCTTTTCCCCGGTTTCCGAGGTGCCGCACCGAAGAGTATGATCTTCCGGTTTTGTGATCCATTTCTTTAACTTTGTCCGGGTGCCGGATTTTTTCCCATTGATATAGGTAGTGGTGTAGGTATAGAGGCCCTCGCCGTCCCGGCCGCCGGTTTCCTGCACCGTGCCCGAAGACAGGCCCGGGTCCAGCACCACCTTATCCCCGGATTTTACTTTTTTGGTGCCTTCCGTCACCTTCCGATGCACCTCGTCCACGGTAATTTTCGTGTCCGCCCGAACCGGTGAATCCAGCTCCGGAGAGATGCGGTCGTCCTTATCGTAGCGGATGTCGTTCAGCTTCAGGTTCTCCCGAACGGTACCGGATTTCAGGGTAAAATCCTTCATCTTTCCGTGAATTTCCATTTGGGTGTGAATACACTCCTCCACGGTGATTTTCATCTTATTGGATATCGGATACTCCCGACAGGGGTGCACCGTATCGATTTCCGACGCACCGATCTTGGCTTCCTTCAATACAGCCCCCACCGTGGTCTGCCGCGTGAGGGCGGTGACGGTTTTCGTCTTTCCGTCCATCCCCGCATAGGAAACGGTGACCTGCTCCGGAATCAGCCAGCTGATTTCCTGCCACAGCAGAATTCCCAGAGTCAAAAGCAGAATCACGCCCATGGTTCGGGTGTGCCGATCCCGATTGAAAATCTGATACAGGTTTTTCCGTTTTTTCTTGCCGGCTGCCGTCTCATTTCTCATTTTCTTCTCTCCACTCATCCTCTTTCCGTCTCATCCCCCGCTGTTTTCTCCGGTCTGCCCGAATCCGTCTCGCCCGGTCTAGTTTGCCGAGCTTCCTCGGTGAATCAACTTGCTGCGGTCGTCCTTCCGAATTTGCTCCCGAATCTCCTTGTCCAGCGGCATCGGAATCAGGTCCTCCGCCGGCTCAAAAGATTTCTTGGCCACCGCCTTCGACGCCTCCTCCAGGCCGTTCTCCTTCAAAAATTTCCGGAACGCCGCCTTGGCATAGGCCGCATCCTTCCGAAACAGGTACAGGTGAAAGGTATTCGATTCCGTGAAACGCAGCACCTGCCCCATATCGCCATAGGGAACCGCCATCAGCGCCTCTCCTTCCGGGTAAAAATAGAATCCGTGGTTCATGTCCTCCACGTCCGCAATTTTCCGGACCGTCAGGGTCCCCCGGGTCTGCTTCGGGTTCAGCTCCATTCGATAATCCAGTACGTCCATCTACTCACCCTTCCGTCCCTTCAGCAGCGGCTTGATGCCTTTATAAATCTTTCCCGCCATTTCGGTGCCGTAAATCTTCACCAGGGCATTGTTCACCGCCTGCTTCGTCTTATGCACCCGAAGGGTCTCCGCGATTCGGCTCGCCTCACCGGAAAACTCCGGAATCAAGCTCTTCACATCCCCCTGGAACACCCGATTCTCCTTGGCTGCGGCATTTTTCTTTTTTTCGCCCCGCTTCTCCTTCTTCTTCAGCTTGCTCTTCTTGTCCTTCCCGCTCTTCGCCTCTTCCGGCTGCGGCAGTTCCTCCGGGATTTCGACGGCCGCCTCCGGCGCCCTTTTGAGAATGGTTTTTTTCACCGCCTTGCGCAGGTCCGGATGCCGGGACACGTTCACATTCCGCTTCTGCCAGAAATCCACCACCGCATCGAATCCGGTATCCTTGCTGATGATAACGAACTGTTCCCCGCCGTTCTTGGCGATCTCATACCCCAGCCAGCTCACCAGCTGAAAATCCAGGGCGTTCTTGCCGCCGGTCTTAATCGGCATGTACGTCTTCCGAATCCGGCTTCGCTCCAGCTCCTGATGCACCGTAATGCTGATAGTGCTGTGCTGCTCCGAATAGAAGATCAGCAGTTCCGAGCCGTCATCCAGAAGCTCCAGCCCCTCAAACCCATTGCTGGCCACGTTTTCAAAATCAATTAAATACTTCATTTAAAGTCCCTCTTTCTATTTCAATCTCTTTGTCAATGATAACAACACGATCGGCGCCCCGGCAGCATTTTGCCCCAGGCCCCACACTGTTTTCTTCCATAAATTATTATTATTTGTGAAGTGGATAACACCCGATAACATCTCTGTCGAAAATGTTGAAAACTCCGCATTTTTCGATAGGGGTGTTATGTATTGTTATATAAAGTTATAAATTATTTTGTTACACGCTTGTTACATCTTCGGAGGAAGGGCTGCTATACCCCTTCTTTCCGTCTATGTATGATTCCTTCGCAGCGTCTATAGCTCTTTCAAGCATTGCTAGATTTGGGCGAAACTCTTCAGGAGCTTCTATTTCATCATTCATTAGCTTCAGCTTATAGTCTTCTAGAATGTGTTCGGCTACA